TCCGGTTGGACGTATGTCGGTATAAAGTGGAAGGAGCGTTCAATCATTTTGAACTTCCTTCCACAATTTTTTATTATCATTCCAGGTTTAATATACCTGTTAACAAAATGACTAATTTCGATTCGGATAAAGTCATCATATTTCACTACGACACTGGTGCTGGTGGTAGATTTTTAGCGAATAATCTATCACTAAGTTCCGATTGTGTTATGATGAATGCGAAACTTGCAATGATGCAACTTGATGGTAAACTTAATCAGAAACAAAAACTTTCTGTTTTACTGAGTGCACTCAACAAAACACTTGATCATTGGATTGATTTAGGTTTCAATGACCGTGAATGGATTGGTATAGATTATACTACCATGCCAGAAAAATTGAAAGTAATTGATTACTATTATTTGGATGAGTGTGAATTGAAAACCAAAGTATACACCAATAAAGATTTTCAATATTTAACTGTAAATAATACCAAATATCTTTTTCTCACATCACACAGTCCTGAAGAACTTGATAAGTTACTGTCGGTGTGGAAAAATGCAAAAGTAATATCACTGAAAAATGAAAATTTGTTTAAGCATGTACGTAGATTTGAACATTCAGATGCATATAATTACCAAACAAAACTTAAAACGGTCTGGAAGTTAATTTTAAAAGAAGAACCAGTTGATTTTATGGACGTTCCAATGTATTTTGGTAGTCCTGATGGAAGACATTTTGATAAGTTACCAGAGAGTATAAAATCTATAGCAATGAAATATCTTAGTGATCCAGAATTCCTAAAAAAAGTTAACGAAATGACAAAAATAAAATATTCTTCTCCGGTACCAAAACTTTTCAGTGAGTACTCAAATCTCACCGAAAAGGAAAAATCAATTCTTGAAAAAGAAAACCTTACTGAAGAATATGTGCATCCCAATTCTGTATTTGTTTGGGATTGTAATTGGTATCTTAGTGAACAAAACACTATACATAATATCAAATACTTGTATGATGTGTTAGAATTAGAGGGATACGACGAACAGTCTACCAGATCTTATTACAGATCATGGATCAAAAAACTTGAGGAACTTATTTAATGCGTAATATGCTAATCTTGACTGGTCCTCAAGGGTCAGGTAATCATCTTTGGTCGAAGATTCTTTCTCTTCACCCGAAGGTATATGGTTGGAAGTCTTTACTTGACAATTATTGGGAAGCACATAGATTCTCAGAACCATTCTGTGAGTATTGGAAAGACCCATCAAGATTAAGTGAGTTCAATTGGAAGCAGTCTGAATTTTATTTCACTAGTATTAGTGTACCACTTGGAATCAAAGAAAAAAAGTGGGCACCAAATATTTTAGAATTTAAACAAGCAGCGGAAGAATGTGGAATCAATGTCCAAATTGCTGTTATAGGAAGAGATCAAAACATTCTTTATAATCAACAAACCCGATTGAGAGGTGAGCACACACTTCCAGAATTCATGCAGCAACTGGATGGTATTCCAGATGCAACATATTTAAGTTATGAGTTGCTATACTTATACAAAGAGAAGTATTTACAGTCTCTACATTTAAATATTCCAATTTGCTACTATAGTGATCGGGTTGGCGAAATCCTAGAGAAAGATGCTAATGAAAAATATGTCCACTATGTTGATGAGAACCCGTTAGATAATTGTAATAAGACTGGTATCAAGATAAAACATCCTTACCATTGATTCTAACATTAAACGGTACTTCTACGTATTCAACCTTAGACAAATGCTCAGATATGAGTGATTCTGCGTGATATTTTACGTGCTGCATATTGATTATATTATTATATGCACTGCAGTAGTAGTCCATAGATTTTGAATCACCGATGGCAAATTGATCACTAATGCCACTCCAGTTCCCTGTATGCTTTTCCAAATACAGGGGACGGTTTAATTTTGCTACATCAATAGTATTAACGATATCACTATCAAATCTCATTCGAACTACTCTGTCAAACACCATATCATTTTCCTTTTCGTACTGACATTTTAATTCATTGCATTTGAAGAGTGACCAGCACATACTAAAGAATCCAATGTCTCTTCTTTGATATGATGAAAAAGTCATAGAGTCAAAATACTCTTGAAATGTCGGTTTCAAGTCTTCAAAATTTTCTACAAGAAGTTTTTCATAATTATAATATTCTAATACATCCAGTCTATTTTCAGTACAATCTTTCAAATAACTAATCAATTCTTTCTTACCATATGGTTTTAATTGTTCTTTACCACTGTTGTGTAACCATGAAGCTTTGTTTGTTATATTCCAAGTGTGAATGAATATTTTGTGATCATTTGGAATGATTTTTTTCAGTGACATTAATGATTTTTCTGGATACTTCATTCCTCCAGATATACAGATCGCAATTTTCATAATACTGATATTATTTTTGTAACTAAACTTTGATTTACATCTTTTCTACTTTCAACTTCAAGTAGATGAGCACCACTATCTCTTGCCCCTTGACACCCCAATTCACTATCTTCTATGATGACTGTATCTTTTGGCAACGCATCAAGTAATGTCATACATTTCCAATACATCTCTGGAAATGGTTTTGTACGCATAACATCTTGATTTGAAACAAATAAATCAATATATTTCATTATGCCAAGTCTTTCAATAATAATTTTTACTGTATTTCTTGCACTATTTGATGCAACGGCAATTTCATATCCTTCATTTTTTAGTTGGGACATGATATACATCAAGTCTTTATCGACTCTTACATAATTACTTAAGATTCTAAAAGTTTCTTTTTGTTTTTTACTCCATACTTCTTTGTGTAATGATTCGGGAACCCCAATAACTTTTAATTTATCTTTCGTTGACAATCCTTTGCACTTGATATCGTGAAACTCTCTGGATACTTTATAGTCACCCAGAGCAGAATTTAATGCGTTGAAATGATAGTCATCACTATCAATTAAAACTCCATCCATGTCAAAGATCACAAGTTTCATAATCCTGGTGCTCTTCCGTTAATACCAACTTTGAATGGAAATTCTTCAACGTCTATTGTTGAAAGATGTTCTTCAATTATAGACGCTGGGTGAAATTTTACATGCTGTAGATGAACTAAGTTGTTATACATTTCTGAGTAATAATCCATACTCTTAGAATCTCCAATGGCAAATTGATCAGTCAATGAACCATAGTTGCCAGTATTTTTTTCTAATAGAAGTGGGTGATCTAATTTATCCAAATGTATTTCTGTAGTTATATCACTATCAAATCTCATCCTTACAACTTTATCAAATTTCATATCATACATCATTTCATATTTAATCTTCAACTGGTTACACGCATAAATGGAATATGCCATACTAAGAAATCCAATATCTCTTCTACAGTATATTGGAAAATTAAGTGAATCGAAGTATTCTTGGAACTCTGGTTTTTTACTTTCGAACGATTCAATTACTATTCCCTCACACTTATATCTATCCAAGACATCCAAATTATCCTTTGTGTTTTCTACAAAGCGTTTTTTTATTTCATCTTTACTCCAACCATCACGACTACCTGTACGAAATTTACCTGTCGCGGTATTATCCAAATATGACTTCGAATTTTCAATTTTCCAAGTATGGATAAAAATTTTTAAATTGTTTGGATGAAATCTTTTTAATGATTCTAATGACTTTTCAGGATATTTTATTCCTCCTGATATACAAACTGCTGTCTTCATAAGTGTCCAGTGATTTGTAGTGTGTACCTGGGAGTTACTCCCATATTTCCGGCAGCGTGTGGTGTATCATGATCCCACATTTGAACGTCTCCTGCTCGCCAGTTTAAACGTGGAGACCCATTTAACTCAAAATAATGTCCCGACTGCCAATCTTCAAGAAAGATGAGTGCTCTCTTAATTCGGTACTCTTCACCGACTAAATCAACAACCTTTGCATAGTTCTTGTACTTATCTATATGAGTTGGTAACATTGTTCCTGGCATCATTCTATAGAATGTGCACCCAATATTATTCCACCCATAATTATCTTTAAAGGTTCTTGTTATAATAGATGTCCACTCTGGATGCTTTTCTCCAAAAGGACACATATCTCCAGTTATTTTTTCAATACCTAATGATTTCCACAGTTGAACATCTTCCGAGTTTGAGAACTCTCTGTTATAATAATTCAGATGTTTGTACTCATCATTCCAAAATGGATAAAACTTAACGATTGCGGGTGTTACCATAGTGGATTACTGTCAAATCATTGGACTTAAATTTTCTCCAGGGGTCTACGACGATACTTCCTGGGGGAATGTCAAAGTATAGCGAATCTTCTGTACCATATGTAGTTGATGCACTATGTGCCAGTAATACTACGCAAGGTTCTTTGTCATTATATGGAATCCAACTATCGACATATGTAACTTCCTTTCCGAGTTCCGAGCAGTAGTTTCCAACTAATAGACTGTAACTTCCGTCTACATATGGGACACCGGGTTTGTATGATTTTCCATGAATTACAATATCCATGTCAAATTTCACAAGGAATTCTGCAAGGTTCTTTGCTTGCGCTTCCCTTGACTGCATGATTCCTTCAAAGAAATCATATCCAAGATTTAATTTTTTGGACAAGTATCTTAATGCAATATTGTCTCTGGGGTGACATGCACCGCCGTCACCCATCCCTGCGGTCATATAATTTTTACTTAATATCCTGGTAACTCCTAAACATAGAGCATTAGTGACGACATCTACATTAATATTCCCCTGCTTCTCTGCAACATCTTGTATCATGTTGACAAAACTTATTTTGCTACTGACAAATGTATTATAAAAAACTTTTATTGACTCACACTCATCCCATGTTCCCACGACATATGGTGGATCATTTTCCATTATAGTCTTGTAAAATTCGATCAGTTCTTTTGCATCTCCAGTCTCTTCACCGTCCTCAGTTCCAATCATAACCATCTCTGGGTTTACCATGTCCCAAGACACAGTTCCCATGGCAATTAGATAAGGATTGTATACAAACCTAGCATTAGTGATTAACGGTCTCAGATGCTCTCTAGTGGTCCCAGGCAGCACTGTAGAGATCAGAACAACCAGTTGCCCATTAGCATGTTTATTTACTTGTTCCAGACAATTCTTTACGATTGAATAATCAAAGTCTTTTGGTTCTAGGTGCATACATGGCGATCTACCATCATACTCTGGATGATGTGGAGTTGGTACAGCGATGAATATTATCTCACTTTTTTCGACAACTGTAGCAATGTTTGGGCATATCCGTATATCATTGCTGTGATTCTTTAGAATATCATACCCAAAAACTGTATGACCTTTCTTTGCTATTTCCAAAGAACATGGCATACCTAATTTACCCAGACCAATAAATCCAATATTCATAAAAAGTTTGTGAAGTCTATATTGTTGTTCTTGTTAACTGGAAACTTAATTCTTGTGGGAACAATATTGTACCTATCTAATTGATTTTTCAGAAGTTCTTCTCCACAATAATTGCACTCAGTCAAGTCATGTATATCTTTATATACGTTAGAATATATATTCATCGTTTTGGAAGATCCTATGGCAAATTGATCATTGATGCCATTATAATCAAAACGAGTATCTGGTATGCATAAATCAAGATTTTTTATTTTCCTAAGATCCAATGATTCATTAACAAAATCACTATCGAATCTCATTCTTATTACTCTATCAAATACCATACTATTATTTTTTTCATACTCACATTTTAATTTGTTTGCTTGATATATTGAGTAGTACATTGACAGTACTCCTATATCATCTCTAAAATATGAGTTAAATTTTAGACTGGAGTATAAAGACTGCACATCTTCATATACAATATCAAAATCATCTACTTGCAATTTTTCATATGAATATTGCAATAAGTTAAAATCGGTATCAATCATTTCTTTGATACCTTCTTTTTCTTTTAATCTGTGTATAGTTTTTAAAAATTTACCACTCTTGACATTTTTCCAAGTGTGAATAAAAATTTTTGTATTTTTGGGTATAATTTTATTGATGCTTTTTAAACCTAATTCTGGATATCTAATTGATCCCGACACACAAATTGCTATATTCATCCGTGTGCATGTAACCAACCAGTGCAAATATACTTCCTTTGATTCTTTGGTGGATATCCTCTGTGTAAGAATGTCCATCCTGATGGAAATATTACGATCCTTCCTTCTTTAGCTCTGACTCTTGTTCCATCTACAAATTCAGTATATCCATCTTCTTTAATAGTATTAAGATACCATATGAATGTCATTGCTCTCTGCTCTAAACTTTGAGCAACATTATCATCATGGTGCCATCTATATCCTGCATCTGGTTCATACCGTTGAATTTGATATCCAGTATCATAATATTCGTATCCATCCACTTCAAATGTGGGAGCAATCTCACACAGATATTCTTCATACTCATGTAGACATTCGGTCAAGGACTTTTGAAATACCTCATCTTCCTCTGGCCAGTTTCCATTGGAAGTAATCATTACATCCTTGGTATCTTTGATATCTTTCCTTATGCCAGAACCAACACATCCATCAGACTTAGTTCCATCCTTCTCAAACTTTTCGATGCAATGCTTACAAAAGTCTGGGGTTAGTACATTGTCTTTCACCCATATAAAATCACTGATACTGGCGAATTTTTTTAATCTTTCTTGATCATTTTTTTGCATAATCGATAATACACTGTAATTCTGGAAAAGTTTTCAAAGTGCTCTCTTTTCTATCTATATCTTTTGTTAAAGTATCTCTGAGGAACCACTCATGCTTTTCATCCTCTATGGGTTGATCTAATTCTATTATAATATGTTTAAATTTATCATAGAGATCTACTCCTCTTGTATCTTTGAAGTGATCTATGTATGAATAGAATTCTTTTTTTATTTCAGATCTTTCTTTTTCTGGGATCAATCGTAAATGAAATCTATCAAATTCAAAACTTAGCATAAAATTTTGATATTCATACCTATCGGATATCCATCCAATTTGTGTTAGTCTCTCAATGATTTTATGTAATCTGAATATATTATAGCATGAAACTACAATATTTGTATGAACTTTAAATTTTTCTTTAGATAGTGTAATTAGATTCTTTTCTATAAGATTCCACTTTGTCCCTTTTCTTAAAAACTCGGCACGATCATCTATTTCATCAATGCTTGCAAAGACAACAAGTTTTTCTGGATTAAATTTTCTCCAGTAATCTAATACTGACTTTCCTTTATATTTTAATACAGACATGTTGGTGTTATACCATAAATCAATATCTGTATTACCTATTTCAATAAGGCGATCTAACGTGTAATAATGCTCATCTGTAAGTAGAGTTTCACCACCAGCAAATTCCATAAACTCCAAATTAGATGCATACTTATCAAGAAACTCATCTAAATTTAGTGATGATGAGCAATTTTTTTCTACGTTGTTGTTTATTACACTACTCCAGTCTGGGACACAATATCTACAACTAAAGTTGCATTTATTACTTAATCTCCAATCCCAACCAACAATTTTTACTTCTTTTACCGATCCATCATAATTTGTGATTTTCTTTACATCACTAAAATGCTTACCTAATATTTTATTGTAGATGTCTCTCCTACTCTCATGACCAAGATCTTCAACTATCTTACAATATCGACATCCCTCGGGAAGATTCTCTTTGAACATATCAACCCTAAGTTTTTTCATTTTTGGACTGTTCCAAATTTCATCAACACTTTGTTGATGAACATTTCCCATAACGTCTTGATTGAAACAGCATGGAGTAACATCCCCGTTTGGTAATGCTGCGAACCAAGTCCAAGGTGCAATGCAATGAGGATTTTTCATGTTAATTGAGATCTCTTAATATATCTATCATTTGGTTTACCGTAAGAGAAGAACTCTTTGAGTGTATATTCATCTCTCAGTTCTGTCCACCATTTCCAATATGCTTTTCTTGTAAAATAAAGATCCTGCCTATCATTTCTAACATGATTTTCCTCGTAACTCCCTATGTCCCCATTGACAGTTATTAAGGGGATTGAATACGTTCTTCCATTTTGACAAACAAAGTAGTCTACAGTAGATCCTGGGAGTCTCATAGCATCTCTCCACCACCAATTACCATTATGATGGTAGAAGTTAAACTTTTCGCCAACAGTATGCAACCTTAGCAATTTTTCTGCATATGGTCTATTAATCATGCAAGGACCATAGTCATGTCCAGGTAAAATGGGATGAAGGAAGCATGGTATAGTATGCATATTTTCAAATCCCAATTGAATACAATCCCAATCATATGGAATGTTATTCATTAGGTATTCCCAATCAAAATGCCAATAATCTATTGGATATAGATCATAGTCATCTTCCATTAAAATACAATATGGATCATTAGATGTAATTAACCAATGCCTAATCATATCCAATGTTGACATTGCTGTAGCACACTCTACGCGATGGCGCTTCTCTTGCTTGTATATTTTTTCTTTACACTCTATGACCAAATGCTTCCAACTATCAATTTCAGATGCTTTGTACGTAGATGCAGAATATCGCTCAAAGTTTGATATTTTATACTTATCAAACTGAGACTCCATCCAATCTGCCTTATCTTTTCTGGAGTCTAAATTTAGATAGTATATTTTTGGTAGTCCTTTTAATTTATTCTCTACCACGACTCCTGTCCATCACCAATTTTAAATATCATCTCTTTACTTTTTTGTGAGTCAATAGTAAGTATGTCGTTGTATTCATAGTTTGGTGCTTTATTTTTCCACCACTCAGTAACAACTTTGTCCGCGACCATAGCGTGTTTATTGACATGAGACGCATGTGCATCACTTAAGTATTTCAGTTCCTTGTTAGTAGTAAACAGTGGAATTGAATAAGTTGGACCAATTTCATATGGAACAAAATCTGGACTTTGGGTATAGAATTCAGGAAACTCATAACACCTTCCATATCCGGCATTATTCATAAATCTAAATTTGCCACTATCATAATGAAGATCGATTAATTTTTTTGCATATTCACGATTAATCATGTAACATGTTGCACCTTGATTATTATTAGTTCTTTGGTGCATATTCATCCTCATATACTTCAATCCTAAGATATGAAGTTGCACGCATTGCCAATTTTTTGGAATATAATCCATCAAAACTGACCAATCATAGGTCCAGTTTTCTACATTATCAAATGATAGATCATCTTCAAGTATCAAGCAGGTTTCTGATATTTCTTCATTATACCAATCAACAATACTGTGAAGTTGATTTACCAGGATAGATGTATATCTTGGATTATGCTTTGGTGGACCCCAAATGTGATCATACCAATGTTCTTTTAATTCTCTTGCAGAATATTTTGATGCAGATATTCTCTTATAATCTGTAATTCCATATTTACTAAATTGTTCTCTCAGCAACTCGTCTCTCTTTGGTCTTTCATCTAAATTGATGTAACGAATGTGAGGAATGCCCCTCAATTTTTCATGAGCGGGCATTTTCATGACATCATTTCTATAGTCAATCCAATCTTGGCGACTCTCCAAATGACCCAAATTTTTTACATCAGACATTACACTAACCAAGTAATAATTGAAAGGCGTTCACCTTTTGTAACTGGTTTGATTTCATGTGGATACATGAAATTTGATGGGAATACCAATGCCGCACCTTTGGGTGGTTTATGCATCATAGTACCATCCCAGAAACAAAACTCACCACCCTCATAATCATCATTTAAGATGAGTGAACATGATAGACTTCTTTGTTGAGTGACAAAACTGTCTACATGTTGAGTATAAAATTGTCCCTCTTTATATCTTAGTAGTTGATATCCAGTATCAATATTGATTACAAAGTGTTCAAAATCTTCATGATATTTTTTGCTTACACTTGAAACTGATTCAAATAAACGATCATCTAATTCTTTTCTTAACTGACTATTTCCAATGACTTCTTCACCACTTATAAAAATTTGATCAACATTTCTAATGCTAGGATCTATTCCACTACCAATCTCTGCTGGTTCCCATATATCACAGTTTGAATATTCTTTGGCGATTGCATCACAGAGATCTTCTGGTACAACATCATAATATACTTTTACATAGTCTTCTAATATATTTGTTCCTCTTTGCTTGAACTCTTCTACTACTTTCTTTTCTTGTAGCATTTCAAGACCATCTTCAGATATAACAATTTCCATGTTATCTGAAACTTGTGGTTTCTCTTCCTCCATTCGTTCTTCTTTCAGAACTTTTTTGAGATTTAGATAATCTTTTATTCCCCTTGTTGGTCTGGTTTTATTTTGCGAATCGAACACGGAAAGTGCTCTATCTCCCCTACTTCTAACATAGTGTAAGAAGCATTGGGTATACCAGTTACCTGTATATTCTTCTCTCCAATGTCTTGCAGTACATCCAAGATAGATCATAGCATCTCCGGGTTTTAGAGATACCCTGACTTCTTTACCATCTGGAGTTTCAATCCAAATGGGCCAATCTTCATCACCATCAAGATTAATTGTTAGTGAAATTTCACACTCACTGCGATCAGTATGACCTTCAAGGGTAGCACCATTCTTATACACTCTAGCATAGGTATAAGTTGGTAGAACAGTTTCCCCGATAGCAATACTTACTTCGGGACACTTTTGACATAATATCTCTAAAAATGGGAGATAGTTATATACAGATTCTGATTGTGGGACTTGATGATCCCCCTTTAAACCCTCTCTACGTGCAAATTCTCTAAATTCATCAGATAGTTCTTTGGCAGTACATGAATCAAGGAACCCTGGAATGACAGTATAATTCCTGGACCAGAGTTCTTCTTTATATTGAGACATAGTAAAAAATAATATAGAAGTTTGAAATTATTCAGCGTTTTCCAGTGCAGCAATAATGGAATCCAAATCTACCTCGGACAAGTAAGATTCTGAAGCCGCTTCTGCTTCTTCTGCGGCTGCCGCTGCTGCTGCTTCTTCTGCGGCAATTGCATCTAATCTGGCATTGAGTGCAGTGGTTGCTCCAACACCAAGGTTGTTATCATCAAGATTCGTAATTACAACGTTATCACCCATATTGGTACCCCATGGACCAGAACAGAGTTCAATTTCACCTCTGTCTACAATCCATTGTATTGCGTGCACTGAAGTGCTATATCCTACGTGTTCACAATGATAGGTTGGTACCCATGACATGTCGCATCCACTAGCAGATTTATCATCCACACGGATAAATCCATCATCAACAACTACTGTCAATCTTTGAATACTCATTGCTCTTCTTCCTCTCCTTCTGTTAGGTAATTGGTTAACGGAGTAACGGTAGTGGGAATCACTCCGTTATTTTTTAATGCTTCTTCAATATATATGCGTTTGTTCTGGTCATTCGCTTTCACAACTTCATTTCTGAATGATTCAACTGCTGATGCTGTTGATCGACCTTGTGCCGATGATTCAATTACCAAAGAAGGAATCCATCCTATAGCACAACCCCACTCATTCACATCTTGACCAGTGTTGGGGTTGTAACCCATAATTTGCATGTACCAAGCACACTTGTGTTCGACACAATTTTTCCTAATTAAAGGACACCACTTACTATCACTCATGTCATTTAACTTGATTTGGAATTATTATAACAGTATTTATGAATGATTGCAAATGATCACATTCACATACTGTACAGCGAAACTTTGGTTAGCACTGACAGATCCACCATTGGAACTGGATCCAGTACCATGATTATGAGCACCATTACCACCTTGAGCATTGGAGTTGGGACCACCAGGAGATGCAACACCTCTGTTAGATGCAATTGGAATAGGAGTTGATGCACTGTTAGTAGAACCACCACCACCATTATATGGGTGGTTATGGTTCGCCATTGTGTTGTTACTTATTGAAGTATTTCCAAGGTTGAATGATGTTGATACTGGAGCGTTGCCACTGACGTTTCTACTAGCAAAAGCACTGGTAAAACCATTAGATCCACCACTACCAGCACCAGTTCCAGATACAACTCTAAATGCTTTGTTGTTGTGACTTGTGATTTGACTCCATCCGGTAGGAGCGGACGAGCGGAACATTAGAGTCCTAGAACTCTGTGCGAAACCACCATGATAAATGCTGTTTAGTGTGGTGCTATCATTAAATGTTACACCAGATGCTGTTAAAGTTACTGCCATGATTCTCCGTTAGTATATTGATCAAGTACCACTATATGAACATAAAATAATGTCCACATATTGAACAGCAAAGTTAATGCTAGTGTTAAAACTACCATTTGCACTTCTACTATGTGGGTGACTGTGCCCTCCAGACGCTCCAGCACCACCAGTATTACCGTTGCCGGTACGGGCATTTCTGGGACTGTTAATGGGTATTGGTGTTGCAACGGTTACACCACCACCATTATTAATGCCATGACTATGAGATGCCATTGTATTAACACTCATACTATGATTACCAACGTTAGAACTGTTGATAGAAACACCGAAGTTAGCACCAAGGTTTCTGCCTGAAAAACATCCAGTAAAACTTTGGTTTCCACCAGTACCACCACCAGATCCGGATACAACTCTAAATGCTTTATTATTTTGAGATGTTACCTGTGACCATTCACTGGGAGCACTGGATAGGAAGAACAGTGATACAGTTCCAGTTGGGAAGTGGTAGTTTCCAGTGGAAATATTATTACCAGAGAACTGTAGTTGTGTATTAGTAATAGTTGCCATTATATTTCCTCCTCAACTAAATGTACAGTAAATGACATTAATGTATTGCACTCTCATATCAAGGCCCGCAGACCAGTTTGCGCTTGCAGAGACTCCCGATGGGTGACTATGCCCTCCACTGTTACCTCTATTACCGCTGTTACTGTTGGAAGAAGCGATGACGCCAACGTTACCAGCGGTGGGGTGTGGGTTGGCAACGGTAGTGTCACCCGCTTCAGTTGAGTGGCTGTGTGAAGGCAACTGTGGTGTACTAATAGTGTGGTTATTGATATTAGTACTAAATGGAACGTTGAAGTTGGAACTAAATGTTCTATTAGTAAAGGTTCCAGTAAACCCATTAGATCCACCAGTTCCAGCACCAGTGCCACTTACAACTCTCATCATCTTGTTGTTATTGGATGCTACTTGAGACCATCCAGTAGGAGCAGAACTCTGATAGAAATATAATGGTGTATTTGTTTGGGGTATCACATCGTACTTACTACTAATAGTAGTACTATCACTGAACGTTACCCCACTGGATGTTAAAACCGCCATGAATATACGTACATTTATAATCTGTTGAAGTTATTTATAAGTGAACTGATCTTCTTGTAAGTATTTTTGGGGATGAAATATTGTTCCCAAAGGTCTCTATTTTGTTTTTGTATAGCAATCAGTTCATCTTCAGTGTGTGCATCATGGTATTCTTGAACAACATCAAAAACTCTGTCAAAATTTTCTGGTTTGATTCTAACACAATTAGTATTATATGGGATTTCATTTTCAAATGGCAGTATACATTCAGTATCAATCAATATAGGTATTCTGCCCATCATCAAAGATTCACCAAAACGAAATGAGTAATTTCCTCCCCCACGAACACATAGGGAATATAAGTTATCACCCATGTTTTTGAAAAACCGTATTCTGTCCTCTTTATTTTGTGCTCCCCAACCAGATCTCAAATTAAATTTGCAGTTATCGGGGCAAGTTTTAAGTAAATTACTCAATATCTTTTTTCGTACTCCAATATATTTTCCAGAACCAGAATAACATCCTTTGTCTGAACTGCTAACCCATCCAGTGAATGAAATTGATAGTTGTGTTTTATATGTTTTAGGTTTTCCAATGTCAATATTAACTGTTGGACATCCATATACATTTGATTTGCATTCAGATAGAAATCCGCTAGTTTGGAATACTAAACCATATTGCTCAGAAATGTTCACCACTCCATTATTGTCTGATCCAATGAAATATACAATTTTCTTCCCTAACTTTATAGCATGACATATTTCATCCTTCCATTTTTCAATATGAAAACCTGGATTATCATGGATGCCACAAAATGGAATAACATATACATCTGCCTCTTCTATAGAATTACAAAAAACGTCTTCAACTTCATATATTGATTTCAGTGCATTGCGTGTTTCCGTATTTGCCATGAACATTATTTTATCTTTATACTCTTTAGGTAATAAGGAAAGATAAAACGATGCATGTGGTAATCCATACATTCCATGATTTTTTAACAATTCTCTTGCACTAAACTCTTCAAGGTTGGTATAATATTTCATCTATATACACTATTGTAATAATTTTGTAACTATGCATGATTTAAGAGGTGGATCGACACCACAATCAAATTCTCCTAAAGATGCGTCCGAGGAGGCATATAAGGCGTGCTTTGGTATATATCCCACTGATGATTACTCATGGAAAGTATTTAAATTGGGATATAGCGCAGGATCTAAAGGAGATGCTGTGATTAAAGTTACACCATCTGCGGGAAGGGTTTTGAGTAAGAAGTTCCCAGATACTGACATTCCTGGCATTTTGCGCGATATTGCGCTAGAATTAGAGAAATAAATACCTTCGTAAGGAGATGACTACATATGCTCTCTACTCAGTATAGGTTAAGATTGGAAGGTATTTGCAGGA